TAACGAATTGGGTCGTGTTTTAGGTAATGCAGTTTCTGCAGCCTTTGACAAAGATGTCGTAGCCGCAATGGCTGGCTTGACTGCCTCTGCTGACACAGGCACAATGACATTGAACGCATTGTTTGACGCTGCTGCACAAATCCGTGCTGCTGGTGAAACAGGTCCTTTGGTTGGTGTTATCAGCCCACAAGCCGCTGCTGAATTGATGAAAGTCATTGGCTCTGCTGCTTACGCTGGCGGACAGTTCCAGTCTGAAGCAATGGCTAACGGTTTCGTTGGTCGCATCGCTGGTATCACAATTTTCCAAAGCGCATTTGCTACTCCAACAGTATCTGGCGTGACTGGTTTCAAAGGTGCTATTTTCGCACAAGACGCTCTACGCATTGCTATGTTCAAGAATGTTGACCTAGAAGTTGCACGCCGTGCTGCTGCTGTTGGTAATGACATCGTTGCTTCATTGCACGCTGGTGTTGGTGTTGTTGACGCAACACGCGGTGTTAAATTAGTTGACGCTTAATAGTTAATAGGAGATCACGATGTCTTTTATCATTTCAGGTAATACATTCCGCAGTTTTGCTGAATACCAGAATGTGCTGGATCGTGACCAACGTCTATTTGAAAGCAATGAAGGACTAACTGACGAAGTTGTTGAAGACATGTTGATCCGTGCCAGCGAGAGATTGCTGGTGCGTATCAGAGCAACGGATTGGTGGAGAAATTACCAATTCAAACGCAACACTGCTTTAAAGAACGATGTTAGATTAGTTCCTCCAGTTAACCCATTGAAGATTATTACACGCAAAGCAGACTTTACTGACCTGTGTGTATTTCTTGCCTTAGCAGAATATATTTTGCCAAAGATAGCAGACTTTGCTAATCAAGATAGTGCTGAAGTCCAAAAGATCAAGTATTATGAAGATAGAAGCGAGAAACTGTTCAATGAGCTAATTGAAGCAGGAGACTGGTATGACTTTGCTGGCGATGGCACAGTCAACACAACTGACATTGAGCCTTCAAGACTTAACCTGGTTCGTGTGCGATGAGAACTGAATTATTAACTTACCTAAGAGCTAATTTGTCAGGTAGCATTACTGCTGCCTTAGAATTTCCTTGGAATCAAGGTGATAATCCATTGTATCTTCAAAACAAGAAACGAGTTTATCTTGATGAGCCTGTTATAAGACAGACTTCAGTCATTCAACTATTAAACGGTCCAGACATCACAGAAACTGAAACAACAGTTAAAGGATACCTGGCAGTTGATGCTAAGAATAGACCTATTGATTTAGATTCAGTATTGGCCACTTTAAAAGCGGCAAAAGATTTGTCCACCATAAACGATTCTTTTAGAAAAGAATTTGATTATGATGTGACTATTGACAGAGATGTCATGACTTATACTTTTGAGTATAGGTTCTACACAATTAATTAAGGAAAACTAAAATGGCATATATTAATGCATCAACAGCAGTTAACCGTGTTAAACTTGTGCTGATCAAAGCTTCAGCAATGGCAGGTGCAACACCAGCTGAGTCTGACTTTTACACAGCAGCAAGTAACACAACTGGCGCAATCACAACAGTAGCAAATGACGCTATCGTTGTTCCAGGTTTACAAGACGTAACTATCAACAACGCCAATGGTTCATTCCGTTGGAAGCAATTGGACCAATCTGGTGAGAATGTTATCACAACCAACGCTACCAACAGCCTTAGCGGTAATTTCGTCTTAGACGGAACTACATTCTTTGGTGCTGGCGCTGGCGCTGGCGCAGGTCAAGATGGCATCTTTAAAATGTCTAACAACCGCACAGCCGTTGCGTTCTTGTTAGCACCAGAAGGTGTTACAGATGGTAAGAAGTTGTTCGTAGGAACAGGCTTTATTTCTGCATTGGCCCCAACTGTTTCAGCTGATAGTCCAGTGTTTGTATCTCCAATTACTATTGAAGTAAACGGGGACTACACATTGCTAACAACCGCAGCAGCAGCATAATAGTTTAAGAAACTAATAGAAAGCACCTAAGCGGTGCTTTTCTTCTGAGTGCTAAATAAACTTGTTCACAGGAGAACAGATATGATTTTTGATAAACTAAGCGAAGAAGACATTTTAAGAGCACTTGAAGCAGAAGTTGCTAAAAGTATCTCAGAATTAAAATGTCTACGCAAAGACGCTGAACAGATTGACGCACGTTTGCGTTTTATACTGTCAGCAATACACTACTTGAAGAATCAAGTAGATGACTACAAATAAGATTGGATATATGATATGGCACTCAAACTAACACAATTGGCTAGCAAGCCACAACTGATTAAGATTACTCTGGACACACCAGAGATCAAAGAGACCTATGGCGACGAACTAGAGTTCTGGATTATGGATCGTCAACCTATTGATCAGTTTATTAAAATGGCAACACTCAGAGATGACAACCAAGGCGAGATGATTCGCATGGTAAATGATCTAGTGTTGGATGAAGAAGGTAAAAAAGTCCTAGGTGAAGGTGAAGCCCTACCAGGACAGGTGCTAATTGCTGTTATTGCCGCAGTGGTAGATCGCCTGGGAAAGTAACAAACGAGGAGATCAAAGAAGAATCTCCTGAGCTGGCAATGATTATGTTGATAGACACACTGGGTGAACGCTATGGCGTATTACCCAGTGAAGTGATACGCAGAGCAAACACATTTGATGTATTTGTAGCAGACACAGCTATTGGATTTAGAAACATGCAGCAAGACCGTGCAATGAATAGTGGTAAGCCAATTGATCCTGGCTCTTACCAACAAGAGGAATTATTACAAATGGTTAAAGATAGTCGTGGCGAAAGTTAATTTAGACAGTTTCATGAAACAAATGGCCCAGCTAGAGGCCATTGGGGATGACCTGCCTAAAGCCGCACACAAGCACTTTGTTGACATAACTCCCAAGCGCAGTGGTAATGCCAAACGACGAACAACATTACAATCAAATAAGATTGTTGCTGACTATCCATATAGTCAACAATTAGATCAAGGTGCTAGTAAACAAGCAACCAAAGGTATGACAGAACCAACAGAGCAATGGATACAACAAGAAGTTGATCGTAGGCTTAAAGGATTATAAGATATGGCAAGTAGCATTCGTGTTGTTTTAGAAGTAGACAATAAAAAATATATTGCTGATGTTAAAGCAGCAGAGTCAGCAACAAAAAAGTTTGGTGACTCTGCAGAAGCTAGCACCGCGCAAGCCAATAGAGCGTTTAATAAAATAAATGGCACCACAGATATGGTGTCTAAGAAGTTCTCAGGAATGAGATCAGCACTGGCAGGCCTAGCGTTTGGCGCTTTGGGTCGTAGTGCTTTACAAATGGCTGATCAACTACAGGACCTGAGTAATAGTTCAGGCATTGCCACAGCACGCCTGTTAGAGTTCAAAGCGGCTCTGACCACAAGTGGTGGTGAAGCAGATCAAATGCCACAGGCCATTAGTCAGTTTGTAAGAAGCATTGACGAAGCCGCACAAGGCAGCTTAAACGCACAACATGAGTTCAAGCGTCTAGGCGTCAGTCTTAAAGATCTTAGAACACTTAGTGAACAAGACTTACTGAAGAAAACATTAGAAGGTCTAAGCAAGATAGAAGACCCAAGTCGTCGTGCTGGTGCTATGATGACTATGTTTGGCAAGAGTTTCAAGACCGTAGATCCCAAAGAACTCCTAGACAAACTAAATGCTACAGCTGGTAGTGCTGACAAGTATGCTGAATCAATCAAGCGAGCCGCACAACTAAATGATGACCTGGCCACAGCACAAGGCAACTTAAAGGTAGCATTCTTAGAAGCCTTTAGTCCTATCCTGACCAAGGTCAATGAATACAATCAGAAACTAACAGAGTCAGGCGAAACAATGAACGGCCTGATCACAACTATCAAGATAGTTGGTGCGGCACTGACAGCGGCCTTTGCAGCCAGTTTAATCTTACCTGTTGTCACAGCCATTGGCACACTGGGTCGCAGTTTAGGTATTGTTGCTGGCGCATTGGGAGCAAGTAGTTTAGCTGGTTGGTTAGGTAGTGCGTTTAGAGTGTTAGGTCCCTTATTGGCAGGCTTTAGAGCACTGGGCTTACTGATTGCCGCAGGCGTTGGTATCTACACAGCAAGTCAACTATTTGAAAACTTTGGCGACATTGCTGTAAATGCTATTGCTCGTATCATTGAGTCAGTGGGCAGACTCACTGGTGAACTATTAAACTTACCCACTGATGCCATTGCGGCTTTATTTAATATTAAAAATCCAATGGGCCTGGGTGATGGTTTATTAAACTTAGTGGAAAAAGCAAAGAAGGCTCGCGAAGAAGCAGAGAAAACTCAGAAAGCCAACAAGGCCAGAGCAGACTTTGCGGCAACTGATCCGCGTCGTTTAGATATTAAAAAACCAGCAACGGGTGGTAAGGGTGCTGGTCGTGATGTCCCTGACGCACTAGACAAACAACGCAATGCAATTCAAGCAAACATTGGTGAGTTCTTAAAATACAATGCCGCACAGATTGACAGCATCAACTTAGACAATATGCTGATTGGTAAGAGTGCTGAGTATTCAGAAGTGATCCGTGCTCAAGAAGAAATCTTTAAACGATCCGCAGACAAGTGTGATGAACTACGCAGGGCCAAAGCAAACCTAGGTGAGAAAGAAAAAGAACTAGGTGGTGAATATGACAAGCAGATTAAACTAATCTCAGAAGCAGCCACCGTTGACGCTGAAAGATTAAAACGCAGTATAGAAAATAGTCAAGGCTTAAAAGCCATTGAAGCAGATCGTATCAAAGGTATTGAGCGTATGACTCACGCCTTAGAAGAACAACAAAAACGACAAGAAGCCCTATCACAAGCAAGACTCAGTATGATTGGTGAAAAGCAAGATGTAGAATTTGCTGGTCAACAACAAAAACGTAGTCCGTTTGCACAACAGGCCGCTGAGATTGTAGAAACAGCCCGTAAGGCTGCTCTTGAAGCTGGTCGTGCTTATGCTGCCGCATTTGAAGACACTGGTGATGGCTTAACTCCTGAACGAGCAGCTGAACTTGTAAAAGGGCTTGCGGCTATTCAGGAGGGCTACAAAGGCATTACTGATGCACAAGTTAAAAACTTAGAAGCAAGTCGCACATGGTCAGAAGGATGGGATAAAGCGTTTGGCGAATACAAAGAAAATGCAGAAAATGCCGCCGCAACAGCAGGAAATTATTTCAGCACATTTACAAATGGTTTTGAAGATGCCATTGTGAAGTTTGTGCAAACTGGTAAGTTAAGTTTCAAAGATCTTGCCAACAGCTTGATTGCTGACTTTGCTCGTATCCAAGCCAAGAAGTTATTGCTGGGTCTAATGGACATGGGTGGTGGAGGTGGCTCAGGTGGCATCCTAAGCACTATCTTTGGTGGTGGACGTGCCAATGGTGGAGCAGTTGGAGTAGGTGGTGCTTACATGGTTGGTGAACGTGGTCCAGAAATGTTTGTGCCACGTGGTGCAGGAACCATTGTTCCTAACTCAGCAATGGGTAGCAGCAACATCACACAGGTTACATATAACATACAAGCAGCAGATGCACAAAGTTTCCGTCAAATGATTGCACGGGATCCAGAGTTTTTATATGCTGTGACTGAAAAAGGTCGCAGCGCAATCCCAAGTGGTAGGAGATAAGATATGTCGTTTCAATGGATTATAGATAATGCTGAAAGTATCAGCATAGTTAAGCGCCCTGTGGTGAGTCAAACTGTTAGTCGTGATCAGAAGATTCGCAGTGTGAGTCGCGGCGGCAATGTTTGGAAGTTTGCAGTTAAGATGCCTGACATTATGACCTGGAACAATAATAGTCGCGGCTATTTGGAAAGCATTGAAGTTATTGCAATGCTAGAAAGTCAAAGCATTAATTTGTCCAAAACAACTTATGATTGGATTACCAAGTATCGTGGTGATGCTGTCTCCACTGCCACAATGACTTTTAAATATAATACTGCTCAATCTGCCAGTAATACATTTAAATTTGAATTGGGTAATTTGCCAGGCGCTGTTGGCAGCTACTTGTTGAGAGCAGGCGATTTCATTCAGCCAACTGGAAGCAAATATGTGTATAGTGTAGTTGGAGCGGTGACCAAAGGATCTGCTACAACTCAGTTGGTTGAAGTTCATAGAAGTATTCTAGATACTCCAAGTGATACAGCAGTCACAATCAAAGTTGGACCTCAAGTTTCCTGGACTGTAATCTGCACTAAAATTCCTACATGGACATTTGTTGGTAAAGAATTGATTCAGTTCAATGGCGACTTTGAATTTCAAGAGGTAGTATAATGAGCACCAGTCTTAATTTAAGTTCATATGCTGCTGTTAAACAAGCAGCCTTTGTGCGCATGGTTATACCCAATTATGGTGTGCTAAGATTTAGCAGTCATGATGTGCCTTTCAGCATTACAGAAAGTGATGGCATTGCTTATTCATACTTGCCATTGGGTATCTTACTTGGCATTAGTGAATTCAACAATGAACTAACTCCTAGCGGCAACGAAGTCACAATTGCAATGAGTGCGATTGAACAAACATTCGTTGCCAGCATGATGGATTACAAACTCAAAGGCAGTAGTGTTATCATTTACCGTGTGTTCTTTAACTCTGTAACTGGTGTTAGATTAAACATTGCTGGGAATCCAAGTAAACGCTTTCAAGGCATCATTGCTAATTACAGCTTTAATGATGAGTTCAACCAATTCTCCAATGTAACAACCACAACAGTCAGCGTTAGTTGCAGCAGTATAGTCAAAGTTCTTGAACAGAAAATTGTGGGTCAGAGAACTAATGATTATGAACGAAAATACAACTATCCAGGCTATTATTGTTCAGCAATCATCCCTGCTGGCACTGGTTTCTCCTTTAGAATTGCAACCACTACCACTAACGGGGCAATTGCCACCTTAGATGAAATTGAACCAGGCAGCGGTTATACCAATGGCACTTACACGAACCTAAGTATTACTACTGATTCAGGTATTGGATCAGGCGCTAAGATAACTGTGGTTGTTGCAAGTGGGTCAGTAAGCAGTGTAGTCGTAACAACGCCTGGCATTACTTACAAAGGTGATGACGCAGGTTTTGGTCGTGTTGCTACTATTGCAAGTAGCAATTTTGACTTTGGTAAGCCATTGGCAACTGCATGATACGCCTAGCTCACATTAGCGACTTAGAGCAAGTTCTCAAGTTGCTAACTGATTTTGCAAGTGCCAGTCTAATTGATTATGCAAACTGGACAGCGCAAGATTTATCAGCAGCGAGACAACGACTAACTAATATGATACTGCATCATTATCTAATCGTGGCTGAGAAAGATAATATTATTGTTGGTATGATAGGCGCAATGAAGGAACAAGATCCTTGGATTGCAAGTCGTAGTAGACTTCGTGAAATGTTTTGGTGGGTAACCCCTGCATTTCGCAAAGGAAGACTCAGCGTAGAATTGTATTTGCGTTGGGAGATGGATTGTGAAAGATTTATCCTAGATAAATTAGTGGATCAAGTAAGTTTGTCCACCCAGCCAGGAAGTTCAGATGTTGATCTATCTAAACGAGGTTGGAGATGTGTAGAGAATCATTGGATTAAGGAATAGATATGGCAGGATTTTTAACAGCGGCAATGGCCGCAGCAGGTAGTTCTAGCATTGGTGGTGCGTTAGTTCGCCTCTTAGTTGCGTATGGCGTTAGTAGATTAATTAACAAAGCAACTGGCAGCACCAACACACCTGAAGCAGTTGATCAAGGTATCCGCTTACAAGTTGGGCCAGATACAACAAACACAATACCAGTATTATATGGCAGTGCTTACCTAGGTGGTAAGATTACTGATGCACAAATTGCTGATTCCAACAAGACCATGTGGTATTGCTTGACCTTGGCAGAAAATCCTGGCAGCAATACACGACTAAGTGATAATGCCACAATCACTACAACAGTTGATGAAGTGTATTGGAACAACCAGCGTGTATATTTCAAAGCAGATGGCGTCACAGTTGATTACATTGTTAATCAAGATGGTGTTGTTGATACAAGTCCAAGAGACTTGGTTAAGATTTATCTATACAATTCCAGCGGCACCCCTATTCGTCCAAGCGACCTATTAGAATACTTGCCTTCATTGCCAACGCTGCATGGTGATGCACGCACACTAATGCCTGGTTGGGTCAGTGATGAACGCATGTTGTCACTTACTTTTGCATTGGTAAAGATTTCATACAACCGTGACAAAGGCATCACAGGTTTGCCAGATTTGCAATTTAAAGTAAGCAACAACTTGTTCCGTCCTGGCGATGCAATCTATTCATATCTACGCAATGGCATTTCAGGTGCAGGCATGAGTGCAAATCAAATTGACACTGCCAGCTTAATTGCATTAAATGGTTATGCTGATGACACAGTAAGCTATTATGACGAAGACGACAATCAAACTAAGACCTTAGCCAATCGTTATCAAATCAACGGCGTAATCAACAGTGCAGCAACTGTTATGACCAACTTACAAAAGTTAGCGGGCAACTGCGGTTGCTTTGTGAACTATGATATTGCCACTGGCTTATGGGGTGTGACACTTAACAAAGATGAAACACCTGTGTTGGCATTTAATGACAGCA